GTGAAAATTCACTGCAGTGTACTTGCTGAAGATGCTATCAAAGCCGCAATAGCGGATTACAGGAATAAACATGAATAGAGAAGCAGTTTACGAACAGCTAAAAATTGACGAAGGTGTAGAGTATAAGTTATACTTAGATCATCTTGGGTACAAAACTTTTGGAGTAGGGCATCTAGTACTTGATACAGATCCGGAGCAAAACTACGACGTAGGCGAGCCTGTATCAGTAGAGAGGGTACAAGAGTGCTTTGATTACGATCTTGACTTAGCTGTAAGTGAGTGCGTCGCTCTATACGACGAAGATGTATGGGAAGGATTCCCAGGAGAAGTACAAGAAATTCTAGTAAACATGATGTTTAACATGGGACGTACTAGACTTTCCAAATTTAAGAATTTTACAGCAGCTTTGAAAGAAGGTGACTGGAAGCGTGCAGGAGTAGAAGGACGAGACTCTTTATGGCACAAGCAGGTTACTAACAGAGCTGAGAGATTAATGGTTAGAATGGAGAATGTATAAGTATGGCAATTTATTGCACAGATGCTGAGCGCCGACAGTATGAAGAAACTGGATACTGGCGTTCATTACCAGAACTAATTCCATCCGTAGTATTTCATCGCCGTGGACTAGATTCTAATGGCAACTACGAATGGGTACAGTCAACTTCGTTTGACTTGTTTGCTCGTAAGAGAAATTTAATCTTCTCTTTACCAGGAGCATTCACCCCCACTTGTTCAACCTATCAGCTACCTGACTTTGAGCAGTTAGCTCCTGAGTTCTATGCAGAAGGCATAGATCATATCTTCTGCGTTACTGTAAACGATGCTTTTGTTTGCAATGCGTGGGCAGATAAGAATGATCTTTCAGAGATAATTGTTCTTCCGGATGGAAGTGGCAAATTTACTGAAGGAATGCAAATGCTCGTGGACAAGGACAATATAGGCTTTGGACGCCGGTCTTGGAGATACGCTGCTGTTATCGACAATGGCAAAGTTACAGACTGGTTCATTGAAGAAGGAAAAGAGGATAATCATCCTGACGATCCTTATCTGTACACAGCACCCGACTTTGTACTTGGTAAGCTACGCGAGAGCAAATAACTCTTGACAATATTTACTAATGGCAGTATAATACTACCATGAATAAAGAAAAAGTACTTATTATTACAATGGAAGAATGCGGTGAGCTTACCCGTGCCTGCTCTAAGATTTTGCGGCACGGGTATGTTCAGCAGAAGCACATCAACAATCTACACGAAGAATTAGGAGATGTAGTCGCAATGACACGTCTAATACAAGAAACCTTCGATATAGACAATGATGTACTTGAGTTGCACGTATGGAATCGAAACCTAAAAATGAAAAGTAAAGAGTATAGATGAATCTATTCAATCTAGATACAAATCTTGATGTATGTGCTGAATATCATGTAGACAAACACGTCAACAAAATGATACTCGAAGCAGCACAAATTTGTTGTACTGTTATCTGGGTAGACGCCCTTCTAGGTTTTGTACCTCGTGCTCTTGAAAAAGATGAAGCAGCAGTATTAAACGAATACAAGAAACTTGAGAAGCCTCTCAAGCCAGAAGAGCGCAAGCTAACCCCTTATCTTGGTATGATGTATAATCACCCTAGTACAATCTGGGCGAGATCATCCTTAGATAACTACGAGTGGACTTTCTGCTATGCTCATGCACTTGCAGAGGAGTATAGGTACAGATATGGAAAAGAGCACAAATCTTTTTGGCAGGTCGTTAACAAACTACCTGAGACAACACGACTTGAGCGCGTGGGGCTTACACCATTTGCCATGGCAATGCCCGATGTACTCAAAGACGAGACTGACCCTATACAGTCTTACCGTAATTACTATATGCTTGACAAGGCTACTTTTGCCAGCTGGACAGGCAGAGATAAACCCTCTTGGTGGGATGAGGATTTGGCAGACTACGAACAACGAATCACGAGAAAGTAAATGGACTTAGTACAAAAAGCAAACAGTTTACTCGAAGATGAAGTATTTGATTTTGAAATACTAGGATTTGTTTCTAGTAGTGGAAAAGTGTATAAACTAAAAACAGATACTAAAGTATTATCTGCCCTTTTTGAGATACTTTCAGAAGACTTTGTAGATAAGTTAAGTGAGGGACACGAAGTAGTACAACCAGAAAAACAAAACTACTACCCTGATTTTACTATAAAAACTCCTGAAGGTAATATAGCGATAGACGTAAAGACTACTTATAAGCAGAGAACTAACGGGTTCACGCTAGGTAGTTATACTTCTTTTATAAGAAGCAATACGAAAAACATTGTATACCCTTATGATACATACAATAAACATTATGTATTAGGCTTTATATATGAGCGCGACCCTAGTGGTAGTACACCATATAAAAATGTAGAAGTGTTTTTTCAAGAGAAGTGGAAGATTGCAGGCAAGCGTCCTGGGTCTGGAAATACAAAGAACATAGGAAGTATAAAAGGAAACATAGACACTTTTAAAAATCCTGAACCAGCGTTTAACTCTCACGAAGAGTTTGAAGATTATTGGAGAAACTATGAGTAAAGTTAATTTAGTAGGGCTAACAAAGCCCAGTGGTATTACAGGATGTAGTACGGCAGAAGAGTTAGTAGCCTACGCAGCCCGTGTCAGTAACCCAGAGAATCAAGACCATCATGAGAGTTCACCTCGATTGCTACGATACCTTATCAAGCATGGACACTGGTCTCCTTTCGAGATGGTATCTATCACTATGGAAATAACTACTACTCGAGATATTGCGCGACAAATGTTGCGGCATCGTAGTTTTAGTTTCCAAGAATTTAGTCAGCGATATGCTGTGCAAACAGGTTTTGAGACTCGAGATGCTCGACTACAAGACCCAAAGAATCGCCAAAACAGTATTGATATAGATACAGAGGATTTTGGCAAAGGCGGGAATAAAACTCAACACGAACGCTTATATGAAGATTGGTGGATGCGCCAGAGAAAGGTGATAAATGAAGCTGAAAAACAGTATAAGTGGGCATTAGACCAGGGTATTGCAAAAGAGCAAGCCCGTGCAGTACTGCCTGAAGGAAATACTTCTAGTGTGCTTTATATGTCTGGAACTCTTCGCAGTTGGATTCATTATTGTGAATTGCGGCGGGGTCATGGCACTCAGAAAGAACATATGGTAGTAGCAGATCAGTGCTGGGAAGTAATTGCAGCTAATTTCCCCCAAGTAGCAGAGGCATTAGAATGAGTGAAATAAAAGTACATGACCCAGTAAATAGTCCTTTACATTACAAGCGAGAGGGCATAGAATGTATTGATGCGATGATGCAGACCGCAGCATCTGAAGAAGCATTCGAAGAATACTGTCGGTTAAACGCATTTAAGTACTTGTGGCGTTGTCATAATAAAGATAATCGCAAACAAGACTTAAAGAAAGCTATCTGGTATCTACAGATGGCTATAGGGGAGGATCCTCGTGAGCAAGGGAAGTAAGCAAAGACCTACAGATAAAAGTAAGTTTGATACTAATTGGGAGAATATTTTTGGCAAGAGTAAAGAAGAAAGATTACGAGAATCTGACGGCGACGAATATAGAGAAAGTGATCTCTCATCTGAGCAAGGAGCAGCCAATCTCGAAGAAAGAAGCGTGTGCGATGCTGAACATAGTATACAACACAACGCGACTTCAGAGAATAATTGATGATTACGAAGATAAAAAACTGTATCGTGCAAAACGTAAAGCACAGAATAAAGGAAGAGCAGCTACAAGCGCAGAAATTACTGAAACAGTTGAGCGATTCCTCGGAGGAGACTCCATCTCAGAAATCGCAAAAGGAATGTATAGATCCTCTGGATTCATCAAAGCAATCATCCAAAGAGTAGGCGTCCCCCAAAAAACAGATCAAGTAATAGACTACTTGCCTGAAGAGTGCGTTGCTGAAAATTTTGCTCCTGGAGAGTTAGTATGGTCAGCCCGTTATCACTCTCCTGCTATTATTGAGCGCGAAATATCCGTAGATTACCAGGCAGAAAAGCCAGGATTTATGGATACTGACTACGAGAAGAAGTACAGTAGTAAATGTTATTCTGTATATATAATTCAAAAAATACGGGATGACAGTGAGGTATGGGCTAATGTAGGTACTGGAGGTTTTAGTGCCTACCAGCTTGCATATGATTTAGGGAAACTTGAGCACTTAAAAGAATACGGAGTTGATTTATCACGTATTTAAAAATACTTCTTGACTTCTTTTGCTTAGTCCACTATAATATATAGTATAGAAATGAGGGAACAATTATGGCTACATTCTTAATCGGTTTATTGACCTTCGGTATCTGTGTATCAGTATTAGGCGGCTACCTAGCCGTAGTAGACTTATACTTTGGGCGATAGATTTTATTACCAACAAATAGCCGCTACGGGTACATGCCCCGGCGGTCCAATCAACAACAGAAGGAAACGTAAAATGGCGTGGACAGATGAGAAAAAAGCAGAGGTTATCGAGGCGTATGAAGCCGCTAACCCAACTCCAGAAAACAGTATGGAGATCGTTGCAGAAATTGCAGAAGAGCACAGTGAGTCACCAAACGGTGTTCGAATGGTTCTGACAAAAGCAGGCGTATATGTAAAAAAAGCCCCCGCATCTGGTGGGACATCAAAAGCGAGTGGAGCAGCGACTAGCCGCGTATCAAAAGCCGCAGCTATTGAATCTCTTACCGCAGCACTCAGTGATGCTGGTCAAGATGTTGACGAAGAAATCGTTAGCAAGTTGACAGGTAAAGCAGCAATGTACTTTGCAGGTGTTATCACAGCAGTAAACGGCTAGTTCTTGGGGCGCAAGCCCCTTTTCACACCCTAAGCAAGACGGCAAGGAAGAAAATTCTGCCAACCCGCTTCACTAGGAGCATATGTGAAAAAAGAAGAACTAGCACAGCTCGTAAATGAGTATGGCGATGCTGTTATCACCTATCGTAGTGAGAATAGTAATAAGTTGAAATACAATGTTTGTACATTGGACTTCAGCACGCCCTATATCCAGCAAAAGAAAAACCGAGCAAAAGAATCTACTCAGACTCTCTTGCTTTTTTGTTGGGACACTGACTCTTTTCGACTTCTCAAACCTGCTAATGTGACAAGTGTAGTTCCATTGTCTTCTATTCTAAAGAATGGAGCCTGACATGGAGTTGCATAATGCACCCGAAGTGTACGAGAGAGTTGTACACTACGACACAGAGAAAGAAGTACAGATAAGGCTAACGATAAATAGTTTTCGAGGTGTAGAGTATCTACACCTTCGTAAGTATTATCTTGACTTTACTGAAGAATGGAAGCCCAGTAATGAGGGAATTGCCATGCCTCTTGATTTTAATAATTCAAGAGAACTATTTAGCGGGCTAGTTGAAATTTTATCGCTGGCAGAAAGTAAGAACATAATTGAGGAACACTTCTCAGATATGATTAAGGACGTTTACACAAAATAGTTCTTGACTTTCTTACTTAAACCCAGTATAATATCTGTTAATTAGTGAGGGATTCTATGCAACATTTTTTAGATAAAGCAGCGGCTATGTACTACTCAGGCACTCCGATAGTCTCGGATGCTGAGTTTGATAGTCTAGCATCTCAGTATAATTATGATAGTGTGGGCCATGTCGTTACTGACGGCATTCCTCATATGTTCAGAATGTACTCTTTGCAAAAAGTTTTTGACATAAATGATGTAGATTATGTAAGTACAGAATATGTACAAACTCCCAAACTAGATGGGGCGGCAGTGTCATTGGTTTATGTCAATGGCCACCTGGCGCAAGCTCTTACTCGCGGAGACGGTAATCTCGGTAGAGATATTACGTTAAAGTTAGAAGAGCTAGTCCCTAATATCATCGGTGTGCAGGAGACTGTTCAAATTACCGGTGAGATTGTTGCACCTAGCAACATACCAAACGCTCGTAACTTTGCGGCGGGATCTTTGAATCTCAAAGATATGAAAGAGTTTCGCTCTCGTGCTAAGGACTTACGCTTTGTTGCGTATGATATTCAAGGCCGAGGTGATTCTAGCTTTCGTAGTGCTATGAAGTGTTTAAACCATCAAGGGTTTAATACTATTACTCTCTTCGATGCAACTGGCTATCCTACGGATGGCGAGGTGTTTAGAGTAGATAGCTATGACTCTTTTTATAGGATGGGGTATACAGCTCATCACCCTCGAGGTGCTTTTGCTCTAAAAGAGCAGAAAGAGGGTGTATATACAGTATTGCTCGATGTTGTGTGGCAAGTAGGTAAGTCGGGTGTAATAAGCCCTATAGCTATCTTACAGCCTATCGAAGTAGGAGACGCACTTGTGAGCCGTGCAACTCTACACAACATTGAGTATATACGATCTCTCAACCTAGAGATAGGTTGCGGCGTAGAAGTTATACGAAGCGGGGAAATCATTCCACGAATCGTGAGACGAGTGGACATCGAGAAAAATAGTTCTTGACTTTTTGCTCAACTTCTCGTATAATATCTTTTCACTTAATCGGAGTAGTCCATGTTTCAAGAAATCTTACCACCTACTAATTGTCCTTCTTGTGACAGCGAGTTGGAGTGGGTTAATGATTCCTTGTATTGCCGATCCCCGTACTGTTCAGCACAGGGTCTAAAGTCGGTAGAACATTTTGCTAAAACAATGAAGATCAAGGGTCTTGGCCCTGCTTCTATTAGTAAAATGGAGTGGCACTGCCCGTCCGATATTTACCTCACTCCTCGTGAGAGTATCTTAGCATCGTTGGGCTCCGAGCTAGTGACAAATAAACTACAAGGGCAAATTATGAATTCTCGTAATGCGCCCTTGGAGTTTCTTTTACCGGCTTTTGGTATACCACTAATCGGAAACACGGCAACACGGAAGCTGTCTGAGATTATTAATCATATTTCTCAAATCAATGCAGACACTTGTGAACGTGCAGGATTAGGTCCAAAAGCAACTTCCAGTTTACTAGATTGGATTGAAAACAGCTTTCCTTACTTCCATGAGGTTATGCCTCATAGTTGGGAATTTTCTGGTAGCCCAATGCTTGCCAGTAAAGGAGCTGTATGTATTAGTGGACGATTGAAGAGTTTCAAAAGCAAAGCTGATGCTACTACTGCTTTGAACGCAGCTGGGTATGAAGTAAAAACCAGTCTAACAAAACAGGTAGACTTTCTCATCAATGAAGGTGAGGTAGAGTCTGCTAAAACACGACAAGCCAGAGACACTGGCGTTACTATAGTAACTGATCTTAGATCATTTTTGGAGAATTAAAATATGGCACTTCCTAAGTGGACAGATGAGCGCACAGACGCTCTTACAACCTTTGTAGGCGATGAATCGCCTGTATCTCAAGCCACTGTTGCAGAAGCAGCAGACCAGCTTGAAACCTCTACTCGTTCTATCTCTAGCAAACTGCGAAAGATGGGATATGACGTAGAATTAGCTTCCTCTGCTGGAGGCAAGTCTTTCAGCGAGTCTCAAGAGGCTACTCTTCGTGCATTCGTTACTGATAATTCAGGCGAGTACACCTATGCTCAAATCGCTGAGCATTTCGAAGGTGGTTCATTCTCACCTAAGTCTATCCAGGGCAAGATTTTGTCTATGGAATTGACTGAGCACGTTGCACCTGCTCCTAAGGTAGAGAGTGTACGTACTTACTCAGAAGCTGAAGAAGCTACTTTTGTAAGCATGGTAAACGATGGTGCATTCGTTGAAGCTATTGCAGAAGCTCTCGACCGTTCTGTAAACTCTGTACGTGGTAAAGCACTTTCATTGCTCCGATCGGGCGATATTGCTGCCATCCCACGTCAAGAGACTACTAAAGGCTCTTCTAACGTAGATCCTTTGGCAGACGTTGATGTTGCTTCTATGACCGTTGAAGGTATTGCAGAAGCAATTGGTAAAACTGCTCGTGGCGTAAAAACTATGTTGACTCGTCGCGGTTTGACTGCAGCTGACTATGATGGTGCCGCTAAGGCAGCTAAGACAGCTCAGTAATACACTTTCTGTGTAAGTGGGCTGGCTAGTGTATTTCTAGTCAGCCTTTTTAATGTTCGGGGGAACGATTGAATATTTCAAGTGCTTTGATGAGGCAGTGTATTACGCTGCAAGACTTTGAAACGTGGAGTTATCTGCGTAAAGAGTACTTGCCCGTAGAATACCACCTACTCTTTAATCATATTGATAAGCACTGCGAAAGTTTTCATGAATTCCCTACGTTCGATGATCTTAAGTTAGGTATTCGTCACGCCGCTACTCGCGATAAAGTCTTCGCTATAGAAGCTGTCGAAGTAGATATTGACGCAGGTACGTTACTTGAGTATCTAAAGAACGAGTATACTCAGAAAGAGATATTAAATTCTCTAGACAAGTATATTGATAACTCTGTATTGTTTGCAAGTGCAGAGGAGTCAGTGCAAGAGCTTCACCAGATAGTTCTTGATGTGGAGGACAAGGTTGACCTTGAAGTCCCAACAGAAAGTATGCAACGAATAGAGTTGTTTGAGCCTGAAGAAGAGATTAGCAAATATGTTGGTCTTGGACTCAATGCTGATTACGATCATGAGATCAAGTTCTCCCCCCGAGACTTGGTTCTTGTGGGAGGCAAGCGAGGCTCAGGCAAGTCTCTAACGTGTGCGAATATTGCAAATAATGTATTTCAGTCTGGCCGTTCAGCAATTTATTTCACTATTGAAATGGATAGTCGATCCATCTTACAGAGATGTTGTTCGATTGCAACTGGAGTGCCCTATTCTCGACTTCGTACTCAGAATTTATCTGTTACAGAGTGGGAACACGTGGCTGGCTGGTGGGCAAGTCGCTTCCAGCAAGGTCAGGACAGGTTGAAAGAATACAGGGAACGCCGAGACTTCTCTGACTTTCATCATAAACTTACTACTCAGCATGAGCTTCTCCCGACTCAACAGCTGGATGTAATTTATGATCCAAGTTTAACTCTTGCTAAAATACGAGCAGAGTTAGATAAGAAAGTCAATAAGATAGAAGCAGGAGTGATCATTGTAGACTATATCAACCAAGTCAAACGTTCTACCATACCCTCTCGGGGAGGGCAGTATGACTGGACGGAACAGATTGAAGTATCCAAAGCACTTAAGTCTATGGCACAGGAGTATGAATGCACAGTATTCTCTCCTTACCAGACAGATGCCACCGGGGAAGCTCGCTTCGCTAAAGGTATTCTTGATGCCGCGGACGCAGCTTACGCGCTAGAAACTTGGGATCAAGAAGATGCTTGTATTACATTTAATTGTGTAAAAATGCGAGCAGCTAGTATGAAGTCTTTTAGTTCTACTATGGACTGGGAGAGTTTAAAGATTGGTCCTGAGACAACTTTGACTCCAAAGGAGCGTGAGGCTAGCTCTCACAAAACTGATGAAGATATAGACGACCTCTAATATTTTCTTGACATTTGTAGCCCTCTTCATGTATAATATCGTGAAGAGGGTTTTTTTTGTAACCAATAAAAGAGATAAAATTATGCAAAGTAGTACCTACTATAAAAATAGATATGGGGACACTTACTTCTGGCACCCAATAGATGAAAATAGCTATGAGTTTAAAATGGATGGTGAGTTAGCAGACTATGCTAGAATAGGTTTTAAAGTAAGTGACGAAGAAAACCTAGATTACACAGACTTATCATTCTTCGATCCTAGTGGCGGCCCTTTTGTAGATTACGCTACAGAAATAGACGGTAGAAAGGTGTGCCATATTGAGTTACATAATGGGTGCTTCTATGTAGAAGTATGCAACGAAAAGTAACTCCAGACTTGACAAAAATAATTCTTGACTTTTTCTTCTAAATCAAGTATAATATATGCTTATTCGACTGGAGACTTATATATGGTAATGTTTAACGGTAGTTTAAATTACACCACCTCAGGACGTAAAAAGAAAAGGAGACCTAGTGTCAAGAAGGCAGCATCAAAGACGTTTACACCTCTTACAACAAGGACGAAGACGTATGCAGATGTTAGACGAGAGTCCGACATTTATTACCCCTCGCGGGATGACACAACAGGTTTTACCCCTCGACGAGAGTCCCCAAGATACACAGGAACCCTCATCCGAGGAATCGCAACAATGCACAAATCCAACGCAGTCCCTATAACCAGCGATCAACAAGCTATAGACATATCGAGAATGGCAAAATGACACTTAAAAACTCTAGACTAGCACCTAAAATTACTGAGCTATTTGATAGCTTAGAAGCAAGTGTATCTTCTAACGACTGGGAGCATGCAGATGTTATTCTAGCTAAGTTGTCTAAGTACTTTCATATTTTTGATGATGAGCATACAGACTACTTTCAGTATGTACAACATGAAGTGGAAAGTAAGCTACACGGTATTAACCTCGATGACGACTATGATGATGAACTTTTATTTGACTGGGACGGGGATGCTTTAGCTTCCGCAGGTTTTGGAACCGATGAAGATTATTAATAAGCTATGGTGTATATGGAAGTACTCTATAGGTAGTTTCTCCGACGAGCAGACCGCAGAATACGATAATGCAGTAGCTATAACAAGAAGTTTTATTGTACTGATAAATTTAATCTGTGCCTGCCTTATTATGCTAAATATTCTAAAAAACTGGTGATTGAGTGAACGTAGAAGATCTACTTAGGTCAAAAGATATTCCTTATGTTCCTAAGGGAGGAGATTTTGTTGTTAGCTGCCTGAACCCAGAGCATGCAGACAGAAATCCTAGTATGCGTATTGATCAAGTAACGGGTATTTTTAATTGTTTTTCCTGCGAATATAAAGGTAATTTATTTACCCGTTTCGGAGAAAAAGCGAATAAGATGGAAATAAAACGACAGCTTCTAAAAAAGAAAATAGACGAAGTGAGATTGGAGAGTATTGGATTGCAAATGCCTGAAGGCTATCTACCTTATGTAGGTAATTGGAGAAACATTAAACCAGAAACGTACAGAGAATTTGAAGCATTTATTCATGCTGGCAAAGACTTTGTAGGGCGTATTTGTTTTCCTGTGCGAGACCGTACCGGAAGAATAGTAGCCTTTCAATCCAGAGCCACAGGCGATCAACAACCTAAGTATTTGTTTTCGCCTCCAGGGGCTAAGCTACCTCTATACCCTGTGGTAGTACCTATACAGGGACGAATTATTATAGTAGAGGGTATTTTTGACGTACTTAACTTACACGATAAAGGACTCACAAATGCTGTGTGTTGCTTTGGAGTTAAGAATGTAAACGAGGAAAAACTACAAGTTCTCTCCGTAGCTGGAGTAGAAGGTATAGATATATTCCTCGACAACGACGCGGCAGGACAAGCAGGTTCTGCAAAAATAAAGGAGCTATGCGAGACAGTGGGTCTCGATGTCCGTAACATTGCTTTTGGAGACAAAAACATGGATGCGGGTGCATTAGCTGAATCTCAAGTTAGTAAATTAAAGAGTAAATTATATGCCTAAAGTTGCATTAGTAGAAACTAAACCAAGTAGAACAAATTTTAAGAAAGAGTTTGATTTTGACTTTGATCAATTTCAGCTCTGTTCAGACTCCAGTCTTAAAAAAGTTTTAAAACGAGACTGCGACATCGACATGAATCCAGATGACTATGAGTGGATTGTACTCGTAGGTTCGGATGCCATGAAATATTATACTAAACTCAGTTCTGTAACCGAATACTCTGGAAAGAAAATAGAAGGCAAGTTTTTGCCTGTAATTAATCCTGCAATGTTGGCGTTTAAACCAGAAGCGAGAAAAACCTGGGAAGAAAGTGTTAAAAGCATTCAAGCGTATATTGCTGGAGAAGTAGAAGACGTAATTATTGATTCTAGTGTTGCTTTCGGCATACAGGACACGGAGCAAGCAAATGAATTTATTGAAGCAGCTATACAGTACGATAGTGACTACATCGCGCTGGATTCTGAAACAACTGGCTTATATCCTAGGGATGGTTATATGCTCGGTATTAGCCTTAGTTATGATGGTAAGCGCGGTGCTTACATTGATACTGATTGTTTTAGTAGTAGAACTGAACAACTTCTACAACAGCTTTTTGATAAGAAAATAGTAGTATTCCACAATGCTAAGTTCGATATGGCATTCTTTGAGTACCACTTTCACTTTAACTTTCCACGATTTGAAGACACAATGCTACTTCATTACCTCATAGATGAAAATCCTGGAGGGCATGGCCTTAAACAACTGACAATGAAGTACACTCCTTACGGAGACTACGAAAAGCCGATGTATGATTGGATTGACCGTTATCGCAAGGAGCACGGCATTCTCAAAGATCAGTTTAACTGGGGCGATATTCCTTTTGATGTAATGAAAACATATGCGGGCATGGATGCTTTGTGCACTCTTTTGATTTACGAAAAGTTTATTAAAATTAAGCAAAACAAGAAGCTAAAGTGGGTGTATGATAATATACTTATTCCAGGCACTCGCTTTCTGATAGATACCCAAGATAATGGGGTTCCGTTTGATAAAAAGCGTTTGTATGTAGGACAAGATGCGATGCAAACTGACATAGATGAAGCTATCGCTGCTTTGTATAAAAATGATAATATACGAAGATTTGAGGAACTTAATGGAAAACCTTTTAATCCTAATTCTACTGTTCAACTTCGTAGTTTGTTATTTGATTTCTTGGGTCTTAAACCTACAGGAAAGAAAACAGGAACGGGTGCAGACTCTACTGATGCGGAAGTGCTCAACGAACTCAGCCTTCAAAGCGATGTACCTAAGCGGATCTTGGATATACGACAAAAATCTAAGATCAAAAATACTTATCTTGACAAGATCATACCTCAGCTCGACCGAGATTCTCGTCTCCGTACTGGGTTCAATCTACATGGTACAACTAGTGGTAGGCTTAGTTCTAGTGGTAAACTTAATATGCAACAGTTGCCTAGAGATAACCCCACTGTAAAAGGCTGTATCAAAGCATCTGAAGGACATAAGATCGTAGCTATGGACTTAACAACAGCAGAAGTGTATGTTGCCGCAATTCTTGCAAAAGATACAGCATTAATGGACGTATTTAAGTCTGGAGGCAATTTTCATAGTACAATTGCCCACAAAGTCTTTAGGTTGCCATGCGAGGTAGAACAAGTAGCTGAGCTTTATCCCGATAGACGACAGGCAGCTAAGGCAGTTACTTTTGGTATTATGTACGGAGCAGGTCCTGCAAAGATTAGTGAACAAGTAACAAAAGATAGTGGAAAATATTTTTCTAAACATGAAGCTACAGAAGTTATTAACGATTACTTTGGTGCGTTTCACAAACTAAAGGCATGGATTGATGATAATCAAAAATTTATTGAACAAAATGGCTTCGTTTATTCTTTCTTTGGTAGGAAGAGGAGGCTCCCGAACGTTAAGTCCACCGATGCGGGCATCAGGAGTCATAGCATTCGTTCTGGTCTTAATTTTTTGGTACAGTCCGCTGCTTCTGATATTAACTTGCTTGGCGCAATAGATATGGGTGAATATATAAAAGCGAATGACATGAAAGCTAGAATCTTTGCACTCGTACACGATTCTATTCTTGCAGAAGTTCCAGAGGACGAAATTGACCACTATAATGAGAAGCTGCTACACTTTATACAAATGGATAGAGGATTATCTATCCCCGGCGCTCCCGTTGGATGCGACTTCGATGTTGCTGAAGACTACTCCCTCGGAAAATTTTCAAAAATGTATGGTGATACAATATAAAACAATTAATAAAGTCAGGTTTCCCGTCTATGTAATGCCTAACTATAATTGGGATAAGCAAGACGGACTCTTGTTCTTAGAGGGACAAATTATTGATGATAGTAATATGTCTGGGGATACTTTAGGTATACGCAGATTACAAACATCACATAAAAATTTGTTTCCTTTAAGGCACCAGATAGATAACTTTAGGGGCTTATTAAAGTGTGGTAGCAATACTTTTGTAGATACCAACGGAACCCCTTTTATCTATGAAAAGTCTGAGTTTTGTAGTTTGAAATACTATAAAATTCAGTCAGTACAACAAAAAGAGACAGCATCTGTTCTTACACTTCAGAATGTTAAAACTAGATTTGTTGTGCCCCGCCCTCCTGCACCTGAAGCGAGGTATGCAGGAGTCCTACACTACGGCAGAGCGCCGTGGGTTTTATACGAGTATTCCGAAACACTGTTAAAGGACACTCGAAGGAAAGTATGAATACTATATGGGTAAACAACAACGATCCAAAACATTAGCCGGTGCAAATCTAGATTTGCAAGAAATTGAACCACTCACTAAAAACCAATTGCTAGCATTTGAGAGCGATAAAAACATGGTTTTGCATGGAGTAGCTGGTACAGGAAAAACTTTTATATCCTGCTACCTTGCTTTTGATGATATGATCAAAGGTATATATGGTAACTTGGTACTTATTCGTAGTGCAGTACCTACACGAGACATTGGCTTTCTTCCAGGAAGTGAGAAGGAGAAAGCCTCTGTCTATGAAGAACCTTATAAAGATATTTGTATTGAATTGTTTCAACGAGGCGATGCTTATCAAATACTTAAAACAAAAGGTTTAGTCCACTTTATGACCACATCTTTCATTCGCGGAGTTACATTACGTAATGCTACAATTATTGTAGATGAGTGTCAGAATATGTCCTTTCATGAGCTGGATTCTATCATTACTCGAGTAGGAGAAGGCTGTAGAGTTATATTTTGTGGTGACTTTCGTCAGGCCGATTTGTCTAAAAATGGCTTACGAGATTTCATCCGTGTATTAAAAGCTATGGAGTGCTTTGATATTGTTGACTTTGAAATAAATGATATTGTAAGAAGTAACTTTGTTAAAGAATACATAATTGCAAAAGACCGTTTAGGACTATAAATGAAAGCTGTACTTAGTAATCGAATTTTTATGGAGTGTACTCCGGAGTACCGTAAGGTGCTTTCGGACGAACTCACTTATAAAATACCATCACAGAATCCTAATGATCCTCCCCAGGTTATTAAGAATCTGCAGCGGGTGCGCGAAAATCTGGTATCTATACCAATCGGACGCACGGACTTGATACCAGAAGATTACGAAGTAGTTGAGAAACGTTTAGATGTTCCTGCTGACTTTCCAGAGTTCGCCTTTGAGCTACGGCCTAGTCAGCAGGAAGTTTACAACAATTTAAATGATAACTGTATTATTAATGCTTGGGTAAGCTGGGGAAAAACCTTTACAGGACTCG